AATAGACGACCAAGTCGGAAGCCTGTTGTTTGAATTTTTCTTTCACAAACGCCTTAAACTCTTTCAGGTCTTTTTTGGTCTGTTCGGCTGTTTCTTTGATAAACCAGCCGCCGGCCACCATTACTTTTTCGCGCGGGGCGTTTGCTTTGCAGGTGTTTAATTCGGCATTCAGTATTTGCAGGGGGCTTTTCGTTTTCATTTTTTGATTCCTTGGTGTTTCGTTTTGATGTGAGAATATTAGCAATTTGCTAGTGTATGTGCAATAGCAAATTGCTACATGTTTAGTACAGCACTGTAATTTAAAGAAATTATTTTTTTAAAAGTTTGCAATTTGCTAATGTAGAGGTAAAAAAAAGGCCGTCTGAAATGTATTCAGACGGCCTTTGTGCTTGCGGGTTAGATGTCGAGGAAGTCTAACGGCAGGGCTTTCCAGAATTTGCCGTGTACGGTGAGCTGGTCGTATTCGTTGGGTGTGATTTCGAAATCGGTTTTTGAGTAGACGGGGTTGTCGCTGGTTACAAAGATGGTGCCGCCTTTACCGAGTGCCAAGCGTTTGATGTAAGTGTAGCCCTGAAAGGTAATCAGATAAACGCCGCTGTTTTGAAATTCCGATATGTCGGTTTTGATTAGCGTGATGGAGCGGCGGGGGATTGTGGGTTCCATGCTGTCGCCGTCGGGCGGACAGAGTTGTACGCAGTGCAGATTGGTGGTGCCCAACAGTTCTTTTAGTGCGCTGTTCGGGATTTCGAGGGAGCGCAGCAGATCGGGAAATTCGCTGTTGATGCGTCCATGCCCGCATGAGCCTGCTACGTCGTACAGGTTAAGGGTGGTGGTATCGGTTTTTTCTTTTGATGTGATGAGTGTGGTGGTTCCGCTTGCCGGTTGGTCAAACCATCCGGCGGGCTTTCCGGTTTTCCGTTCGATAAGGCGGGCTGTTTCGGCTTTGAATGAGCGCGGTTTGCCCGACGCTCCAGTCGTGCCGTGCAGCCATTGGTTGATTTGCGCGGGACTTTTATCTATTTGGCGGGCAAGCGCGGCTTGTGAGCCAAACTCGTGAATTAGGATTTTTAATTTCTCGCGGTAGGTTTCTTCGATGGTTTTCATGCTTTTTCCTTTTAAAACAATAATAGCAAATTGCTACGGTTTTAAAATACGCAAATTGCTATTGACGTGTAAATAGCAATTTGCTAACATTTAAAAATGAAAGGATTTAACCATGAATTTAAAGGATTATTTACGCAGTGAGGGTTTGTCTGCCGCTGCATTTGCCCGAAACATAAAAGCGCATGCGCCTGATGTGTTGCGCTGGGCAAACGGCCAGCGTGTGCCGCCCGTCGTTTGGTGTGTGAAGATTGAAGCCGAAACGGGCGGCAGGGTAAGTCGCCGCGATTTGAGGCCTGACGATTTTGTACAGATTTGGCCGGAGTTGGCCGAAGCTGTTTGAGTTTTTTTAACTGCGCCGCCCGATATTTTCCGGCATCGGGATTTTCCACCTGCCTACCTTGTTTAGGGGGGGGCAGGCTTTTTTTATGCCTGAATTTTGTAAAAAGGCCGTCTGAATATGGACAAACTGGATTTTAAAAACGTGGCTTCCGCAGCCCTTGCCGCTGCCGACAATCTGTTGGCGGAATGGCTGCCGTCCGGTCGTTATAAAGGGCATGAGTTTTACGCCCTCAATCCGACCCGTGCGGATAAGCACCTCGGCTCGTTCGTGGTCAATACGCATACGGGGCAGTGGTCGGATTTTGCCACCGGCGATTCCGGCGGCGATTTGATTTCACTGTATGCCTACTGTTTTACAAACGGTAATCAGAGCGAGGCGATGAAGGCCGTGGCCGAACGGCTGCGGATCGGGGACTTTTCCGCCGTGGAGAAGAAGGAGTGGCACGGCACGCCGAATACGGGCAGGGAGCGGCGCAATTGGACGGCCATCCTGCCGTTTGACGAGGCGCGGCTGCAAACGCTGTCGGGCGCGCGGTGCTACCAATATGCCAAGGGCGGCAAGGCGGAGGGCTTGCGGGCGGTATACCGCGATGCCGAGGGGCGGCCGCTGTGCGTGGTGCAGCGGTTTGTCGACGAGGAGGGCGGCAAGAGTGATTTGCCTTTTGTCTGGGCGCAGTCGGACGACGGCGTGCAGGCGTGGGCAAACCGCCGCCCCGCCGCGCCCACTCCGTTGTTTGGGTTAGATGATTTAGCCGCAAAGCCCGGTGCGCCCGTGTTGGTGGTCGAAGGCGAAAAATGCCGCATGGCCGCGCAGGATTATTGGTATCTCAAGGATTGGGCGGTGATTTCGTGGCTGGGCGGCTGCAACGGCTGGAAAACGGCGGATTGGTCGCCGTTGTCGGGGCGGGAAGTCGTGATTTGGCCCGATTGCGACGGGCAGAGGCAAAAGCTGTCGAAACAAGGCCGGGATGAAGGGCTGTCGGCGGACGGTATGCCTTACCTGCCGTGGGCGGCGCAGCCGGGCATGAAGGCCGCGCTGGGGATAGCCGAAACGCTGGAGGGGTTGGAATGCGCGGTTAAAATCGTGCCCGTTCCGCCGCCGGGGGATTGGCCGTCGGGCTACGATATTGCGGATGTGATACAGGATACCGAGCCTTTGGCTTCGGTGGCGGAGATGTTGGATAGGGCGGTTGCGTGGCCGCTGCCCGAAGGTTTCGCGCCGCCGTCTTTCCGCCGCCTTTGGGTGGAGGATGCGCCGTCTGAAAATGCACGCGCCGACGCGGCGGGCGGCGGTGGAGGGGAAGGCGCGGGTTTGGCGGAATTGGCGGCGGATGTGCCCCAATCGTCGGATTTGCTGGAAAACTACGCGCAAATCGGGCTGAAAGAGAAGGCGTTGAACCTGCATACGGGGGAGACTTTCAGCCGCAGCCAGTTGGAAAAGGTGTTTTCGCGGCCGCTGGTAGCGGCGTGGCTGCGTTTTCCCGAACGGAAGACGTTGTCGGAATTGCAGTCGTCCATCCTGATTAAGCAGAAAAAGCTGGAGGCGATGGCCGTTGTCAGCGACGATTTCAAGGATGCGCTGAACCGCTATATTTATTTGGACGGGACGACGGACGCTTTCGACCGCCATTTGCAATGCATCGTCTCGCTGGCCGCCGTGAAGGCCGCGATACCGGAAGAATTCGAAGACTGGTGCAAATCGCCCGGGCGGCTGGTCTGCCCGATGAAGAACTACGTGTTCGACCCTTCCATGTCCTGCGGCGTGGTGATGGATGAAAAAAAAGGGGAGGTCAGACACATCAATATGTTTACCGGCCTGCCCGTGAAGGCCGAAGAGCCGGATATCGCGGTGCCGACCGATATGCCTTTGGAGGAGCTGATCGGCCATTTCCCGAAATGCGGCCACATTATCGGCCTGATCCGCCATCTGTGCGCGGGCAACGGCGATTTGAGCGCGGATTGCACGGAATGGGTGCTGAACTGGCTGGCCTGCCGTTTCAGGCGGCCTCATGAAAAGCCCGCAACCGCGCTGGTATTCATTTCCGAAACGCAGGGGGTAGGCAAATCGACCTTCGGCGAAAAAGTGGTGAAGCGGCTGTTCGGCGATTACCTGCGCCAACTCGATCAAAACGCGCTGGAATCGCGCTTCAATGCCGCGCTGCTGTTTGCGCTGGTAACGATATTCGAGGAAATCAGCCCGTCGGACGAGCGGTTGAACGTTATCGGCAAGCTGAAAAACATGATCACGTCGGACGTGATTATGGTGGAGCGCAAAGGGCGCGACGCGGAAAGGCACAACGATTTCAATTCCTTCATCATCTTTTCCAACGACGAGCGTTCGATCCCCATTGAGAGCAACGACAGGCGGTTTATGGTCTTGTCGTGCAACCGCAAATACAGCGATGAGCAATACGAAGCCCTGGCGGCGGAAATCGAAAACGGCGGCATCGAAGAATTTGCCCGCTTCCTGTGCGCCCTGCCGCTGATGTATACTGCCGAAAGGATACGGACGGAGGGCGGTTGGCAGCCCGTGCGCCGCCCCTTTACGCCGCACAGCAAACCGCTTCCCACGCCCATCAAACGGCGGATGGTCAATCTCAACAAGCCCTCTTGGGAGGCTTTTTTGGACGACTGGCGGTGCGGCGACCTCGATCTGCCCTTCATCTCCTGCGCGGCGGGCGATTTGTGGCAGGTGTACAAGGCTTGGTGCGCCAACACGAAAACCTTCCACATGCAGCAGAAGAATTTTTACGCCAACATCGGCAAACGGCTGGCCGACTGCCGCAGTACGGTCAAAATACGCGGGCAAAACCGGACGCTGCGCTTTTTTGCCGTGCCGCATCCGCAGCTGTCGGAAACGAACCGGGCCAAATACCCGCCGCCGAACACGGACTGCACCGCCCGCGATGCGGCGGCCGCCGTCAGCAAGGCTGATTATTACGGCCGCCAGATAGAGGATTTCAACATTGCCGCCGAACTGCCCAATATTTAGCCCGTTTGTGCGGGGTTTGCACCGTTTGTGCGGACTGCCGCCGCCCGCAAACCCGCGTGGTTATTAGTTTGTGCGATTTGTGCGGTTTGTGCGGGGTAGTTATCCCATACGCGCGAAGACGATATTTAGTCTTCGCGCTTTTATTTTGCCTTTTTTATACACCATATCATATTTTGCCCTTTTTACCCCTTTTTATTTTTTTCCTCCATATGGAATATTGAAAAAGTATGCACAAACCGCACAAACTAATAACCACGCGGGTTTGCGGCTGGTATGCACCCCGCACAAACGGGCATTTCAATGCACAAATCCTGATTTTAAAGGGAAAAGTAAAAAGGCCGTCTGAAAGCGGGTTTCAGACGGCTTGTGCAGGCGCGGCAGGCTAGGATATTTTGGCGGCATATTCCTGCAAGGCTTCTTTGAGTATCTGTACCTGCGATTTGCCTGTTTGGGCGGCCAGCCGTTCAAACAATGCCAGCGTGTCGGCATCCAGCGAAAACGCCTTGCTTTTGATGCCGCGTTTTTCGTTGCTGCGCTTTTGGATTTCCTGTCTTGACAAGGCCATGATGTTTCCTTTAAAGTTTTGAGTAACGGCGGGGTGTGCTACCACCCCACCGCTTCTCAAAGGTTAATAGGCGTTAGCCGAAATAACCAAGAGAAGGATAAAAATGAACCATCTCATTTTTGATTCCTTCCGAAAGTGCCTTAAGCGGGATTGCAGGTTGGCGTTTTACCTGTCGGTTCTTTCCCAACCGACGGATAAATTATATCCTAACTTACCATTCCGCATAAGCGTTTTCAGTATGAAAGCCCGATTTATTCGGGCTTTTTTCTTTTAAAAATCATATCGTTTCTGTTATAATCCATGCAAAATAAAGCCCCGCCCGACGGGGCTAGTGCGTATAACCGTGCCGGAAAGAATTGCACGGAAAATGAAATTTGAATTGGATTTGCTTTTGGAATGGTGGGCGGAATGGTCCGCCAAACGAGAGGACAACGGCTTGGGCTTCGGTTGCAGCCGTTTTAACCGTTTGATGGCGGCGGGTAATCTGCCGCTGCGAACGGAATTTGTGGCCATCCTGCCTTACGGCGTTGACGGCGACGGCTTGGCAAGTGTGATGGATCAGGCGATCTGTCGTCTGAATCCCAATCGCAAGCTGGTAATCATAACGGAGTATCGGCGGATTGGGACGCAAGAGGCGAAGGCAAAGGGGTTGCATATCCGGGTTGATGCTTACAAGGATAGGTTAAAATGGGCTAGGCGCAATCTGATGGCGGACGAGGCTGTTAAAAAGTTGTTAAAAACCTATTGACGCTTTCCCACTTTTTTGTTTAAATTATGGCAAGCTGTGTTTAACTGTATGTGCGGTTAACGCAGCTTTTTCATTTTCCTGTCAAAAAAAGCGCGGAAGGCCGTCTGAATTAGGTTTGGGCGGCCTTTTTTGCGTTTGGAAAGAATTTTATGGGTCGATTAAAGCAAATGGCTTCGCGGCTCCGGCCTCTTGAGCAGAACAGAATCGCCGTGAAGCATCCGCCAAAGACGGCGGAAAAACGTATGCGCGGTCGTGGCTGGATGAGCCTACGCGAATCTGTACTGTTGCGTGACCAATATCAATGCCGGCAATGTGGTTGTGTGGTACTTCCAAAGGATGCCGAGTGTGATCACATCGTTCCGTTGGCGGATGGCGGCAAAGATGAGGCGGAAAACCTGCAAACTCTTTGCAAAACCTGCCATGCCGAAAAATCTGCCGCTGAAAATCGGCGGCGCGGTTTTGGTTGGTAAGGGGTGGGGGTGTCAAAAGTTCACAGGACTTACCCCCGGAAACCCCCCGCCCTCCCATGTGCAGAATTTTTTCTCCTGTGGAGTTGTTAAAGGTATTTTTAACAGGTTGATAAGCATTGTATTTTTGGCATTTTGTGCCACATTTAGCCGCTATATGACGCGGCTTTTTTTATTGGGATTTCACTATGGCAATGAACGAACAAAAGGAATTGTTTGCCAAGGCGAAATTGCGAGGGTTGTCGAACCGAGAGGCTGCGATTGCGGCGGGTTATAGCGAAAAGACGGCCAGCGCAAGCGGCAGTCGTTTGGCAAAAGATGTTGATGTATTGGCGGAAATTGAACGCCTGAAGCTTTTCCAGTCGCCAGATCCGGTTGCCGTTGGTGTTGAGCCGTCTCCGGGTGTGGTTGTTCAGGAGGTGCAGCCGGCCCATGCTGTGTCTGTCGCTGAAAGACCTGCCGAGGCAGCGGAAAGTTTAGACAGGATTGCGTTGTCGGCGCGTGAGCGTGCTGTCGTTCGTGGCACTACGATTGAATTGGATGGCGTTTGTTATGACCAGACCGACCCGAAGGATCAGTTGATTTTGTGTTCTTTGGGTGTGATTTCGTTGAACCGACAGCAGATTGACGCTGCGAAGGCGTTGTTGGGGTATTTTCACGGCAAAGTTGCGGATCAGGGCAAGAAAGATGCGGAGCGTGAACGCGCCGCGAATGCGGCAGGCGGGAGGTTTAGCCCGATGAATGCCCCTAAACCCGTACAAGGTTTGTTATGTTGAAGAAAACTTGGTCAACGGCATGCCCTGATTGGCAGGAAAGGATTATTGCCGGTAAAAGCCTGATTCCGTTTCCTCCGCTGTATCAGGAATCGGCTGAAATGGCCTTGCGCATTTTCAAGCAGTTGCGCTTGGTGGACGTGCCGGGCGAGCCGATGATGGGCGAGGTAACGCGCGAATGGGTGTATGAATTTGTTGCGGCCATTTTCGGGGCGTATGAACCTACTTCAGGTGTTCGGTTGATCCAGGAATTTTTCTTGCTGATTAGTAAGAAAAACATGAAATCAACATTGGCAGCGGGGGTGATGCTGACTGCGCTGATTTTGAATTGGCGAAAAGAAGCAGAGTTTTTCATTATTGCTCCGACGGTAGAGGTGGCAAACAACAGTTTCAAACCTGCCAAGGCGATGATACGGGCAGACGAGGAGCTGTCCGACCTGTTTCAAGTACAGGACCATACGCGGACGATTACGCACCGCACGACAGGGGCAACCTTGAAGATTCTTGCTGCCGAAAGCGATACTGTGGCGGGTATTAAGGGAACGGGCGTTTTGATTGAGGAGGTTTGGTTGTTCGGTAAGCGCGCGAAGGCGGCGGATATGTTTACCGAAGCTAAAGGCGGTTTGGCAAGCCGTCCTGAAGGGTTTGTGATTTACCTTTCTACGATGTCAGATGAGGCTCCGGCGGGTGTGTTTGCCGACTTGCTGAAACGCGCCCGCGAAGTGCGCGACGGTAAGCGTGTGGACAATCGGTTGTTGCCGGTGCTGTATGAGTTCCCGAAGGAGATGTTGGACAGCGGCACTTACCGACTGCCTGAAAACTTTTATATCACCAATCCGAATATGGGCGCGTCTGTTTCCGAAGCCTATTTGATGGGGGAATTTGAAACAGCCAAGGCGGACGGAGAAATCGCGCTTCGTCGATTTATGGCGAAACATTTGAATGTTCAAATATCTTTGTCGTTGACGGCTGATTATTGGGCGGGTGCGGAATTTTGGGAGGAAAACGGCAACCGTCCCGAAATCGCCTTGGATTGGATGCTGGAACACTGCGAAGTCATCGATATTGGTGTGGACGGCGGCGGGCTGGATGACTTGCTGGGGATTTCCGCCGTTGGCCGTCTGAAAGACAATCCGCGGATGTGGGCGGCGTGGTTTCATGCCTGGGCGCATCCTTCGGTGTTGGAGCGGCGCAAGGAAATCGCGCCGGTGCTGTTGGATTTTGCCAAGCAGGGGGATTTGACGATTGTCCACCGCATCGGCGATGACAGCGATGAGGTGGCGGGGGTGGTGGCACGGGTTTACCAGAGCGGTTTGCTGGATAAATGCGGACTTGACCCGCACGGGGTCGGGGCGATTCTGGACGCGATGTTGGAATATGGCGTTCCGGAAGATGCGGTCGTCGGTGTGTCGCAGGGCTGGAAATTGGGCGCGGCGATTAAGACGGCGGAACGCAAGCTGGCGGAAGGCTGTTTTATCCATAGCGGCAGTGCGATGATGAATTGGGTGGTCGGTAATGCCCGCGTCGAGCCTCGCGCCAATGGTATTTTGATTACCAAGCAGGCAAGCGGTTCGGCGAAAATCGACCCGTTGATGGCGATGTTTGACGCGGTATCGCTTTTATCGCTGAATCCGACAGCCCGTGGTGCGTCGGTTTATGAAACACGCGGAATCAGAATGTTGTGAGATAGGATATGGCGAAAGAGAAGAAAGCCAAAAACAAAAGCCGCCCGCGTGCTGACTCGGGCGGCTTGGTTTTTGAGGGGTTGAACGATCCCGCGTTGTTGGAATTTATCCGCAGCGGCCAAATCGGCGGCGGCGTGGGGATTGATGGTCGGCAGGCTTTGTGCAACGCCGCGCTTTATCGGTGTATTACCTTAATCAGCCAAAGTATCGGGATGTTGCCGCTGAATGTGCTGCATAACGATGACGGGCGTGAGACTGCTACGGAGCATCCTGTCTGGAAACTGCTGAAACGGCAGCCGAATAAGTTTCAGACGGCCTATGAGTTCAAAAGTCTGCTGCAAAGCCATGTTTTGCAATATGGCAATGCTTATGCGCGCATTATCCGTTCGCGCGGTCAGGTCATCCAGCTTGTACCGATTCATCCGACTGCGGTACAGGTCAAGCAGCGTGACGATTGGAGCGTGCATTATGTGGTTACGCGAAAAGACGGCGGTTTGCTGGATTTTGAGGCGGACGAGATATTACACCTGCGCGATTTGACCGACGACGGCTTGGAGGGAATGAGCCGTGTGAAGTTGGCGAAGCGGGCGTTGGGGATTGCTTTCGATGCAGAGGATGCGGCGAGCCGTATTTTCTCGGAAGGGGTGATGGCCGGCGGCTATTTGGCAACGGACAAGGCGTTGAGCGATAAGGCGTACAACCAACTTCAGGAATCGTTGCAGAAGCGGTATAGCGGCAAAGCGAATGCCGGCCGTTTTATGATTTTGGAAGAAGGGCTGAAGGCGGAAAAATGGGGCAATACTGCTTCTGACGCGCAGCATATTGAAAACCGAAACCATCAAATCGAGGAAATTGCGCGGATGTTTGGCGTGCCGCGCCCGTTGCTGATGATGGATGATACGTCATGGGGCAGCGGTATCAGTGAATTGGGGGTGTTTTTCCTGAAATACGGGCTTCTTCCTTGGTTCACGATGTGGGAGCAGGCGTTGACCCGTTCGCTTTTGAATCCCGCCGAACAAGACCGCTTGATATTCAAGTTTAATGCCGGTGCGCTGTTGCGCGGCAGCTTGGAGAATCAGGCGGAATTTTTTGCCAAAGCTTTGGGCAGTGGCGGACACGGCGCATGGATGACTCAAAACGAAGTGCGCGAAATTTCCGACCTGCCGAAATCAACTGATAAGTCTGCTGATACTTTGCGGCAGGCGCAACAAGGAAAGAATTATGAGCCTGAAAAAACTGCCGCAGATTAGTGCGTTGTCTGCCATGCCGAAATCGCTGTCTTTCGATATGCGCCCTGATGCGGCGAACCGTTGGGACAGCGGGGTTAAGGCGAAAACCGAAACCGACAATGTCATCACGATGTACGACCAAATCGGCGAGAGCTTTTGGAGCGAAGGGGTAACGGCCAAACGCATTGCTGCTGCACTTCGCGCCATCGGCGACAAAGAGGTCGTCGTCAATATCAACAGCCCGGGCGGGGACTACTTCGAGGGTATCTCCATCTACAACCTGTTGGCGCAACATCCGGCCAAGGTAACGGTTCAGGTTGTCGGCCTTGCTGCTTCCGCCGCCTCCGTGATTGCGATGGCGGGCGACGAGATTCTGATGGGCGAAGGGTCGTTCCTGATGATACACAACGCATGGAGCCTTGCGATTGGCAACCGGCACGATTTGGCAGGCAGTATTGACACGCTGACGCAGATTGATGACGCAATGGCTGATTTGTATGCCGCCCGTTCGAGCCTGTCGAAGGCGGAAATCGTCGGCATGATGGATCGTGAAAGTTGGATTGGAAAATCGAAAGCCCTTGAGGATGGTTTTGCCGACGGTGAAATCGATGTGAAGGAAATCGAGCAGTCCGGCGACGGCGAACAGAAAAAAGCGATGGCTATGATTGAATCCAGCCTCGCGCAACAGGGATACAGTCGCGCTCAAAGACGCGATGTGTTCAACAACTTATTCCACGGCACGCCCCGCGCTGCCGAACCTGCTGTCAAGCCGTGCGCTGGCGGCGATTTGAAGACGGCGCAAGCCTTGCAGACTTTAATTCAAACCATGAAAGGTTAAACCATGAAAAAAATGATGATTGCCCGCGGCTTGGTTGCCGCATTTGCCGATGCCGGTAATACTGCGCCCGATGTGGGCGCGTTGCTGGCGGAATTGAACAGTTCCTTTGCCGCATTCAAAGACAGCAAAGAAAAAGAAATTGCCGCTTTGCAGCAAGGTAGCGAAGAAGCTAAAGCTTCTTCAGCCAAAACCGAAGCTGAAATTTCCAAACTCCAAGCCTCTATCGACGACTTATCTGTGCAAATGGCCGCCGCGCAAATGAACGGCGGTGCGGGTAAACTGGATAAGGAAGCGCAGGCGGCTGTTGATGCGACTGTGTCGTTTATGAAGTCCGGCGAAGTACGCGCGGATTTGAAAAAATCGGACGATTCCAACGGCGGCTATTTGGTGCCGAAGGAATGGGACCGCACCATCACCGATAAGCTGCGTACCGTATCGCCGCTGCGTAAGCTGTTTAAGGTTCAGACGACCTCGAAGCCGAAATTCAGCAAACTGTACAATATGCACGGAACAGGCAGCGGCTGGGTGGGTGAAGAAGATGCCCGCAATAAAACCGATACGCCTACTTTCAAATCTTTGGATTTTGATACAGGCGAAATTTACGCCAACCCAGCCGCTACGCAGCAAATGTTGGATGATGCCGAAATCAATTTGGAAGCCTTCCTTGCCGACGAAGTGAAAACCGAGTTTGCAGTGGCCGAAAACAAAGCCTTTATCAGCGGCGACGGTCAGAAAGGCAAGCCGACCGGCTTGCTGACCTATGCCGAAGGCGGCACCAATGCGACTAAGCACCCTTTGGGCGCAATCAAGGTTGTCAAATCCGGCAATGCGACTGCGGTTACTGCCGATTCGGTCATTGATTTGGTTTATTCGCTGCCTGCCGAATACTCGCAAGGCGCGGGCTTTATGATGAACCGCAAAACGCTTGCCGCCGTCCGCAAACTGAAAGACGGACAGGGTAATTACCTGTGGCAGCCGAGCTATCAGCAAGACCAGCCGTCCACATTGTGCGGTTATCCAGTTCATGAGGTTGCCGATATGCCTGATGTTGCCGCAAATGCGCTGTGTATCGCTTTTGGCGATTTCAACCGTGCGTATATGATTCTTGACCGCAAGGGTGTGAGCATTCTGCGTGACCCATATACGAATAAGCCGTTCGTTCAGTTCTATACAACTAAACGCGTCGGCGGCGGTGTGGACAATCCTGAAGCCTGTGTGTTGCTGAAAGTGGCGGCTTAATTTGAACAGGCCGTCTGAAACCGCCCGTTATTTCGGGGTTTGTGTTTCAGACGGCCTTATTTTGAAAGGTAATAATCATGGCAAAATTTACTAAATCGTTTTTAGGCGTTCCCGATGGGGAAATTTATCCTGTGCAGTATGAAAAAGGCGATGAAGTGCCGGCAGAGTTGCTGGAAGCGGCTAAAGAGGCCGGCGTGGTCGGCGGCAAGAAGGGCGAGACCAAACAGCCTGACGACCTGATTACCGATGATGCGCAAACGGACGGCGAAGGCCAAGGCGGCGATGGCGGCGGCAGTTTGTCGGACGCTGACGGCGAAGGCCAAATTCAAGTCGAAGACGGTCAAAGCGGTAATGGGCAGGTCGAACAGCAATGATAACCCTCGAATTGGTCAAGCTTCATCTTCGCGTTGACGGCAACGAGGAGGATGATCTGATTCGTCTTTATTATGAAGCTGCGGTATCTGATTGCGTGTCGTATCTGAACCGTCCGTTGTATCCAGACAAGGCGGAGGCAGATGAGGCGGCGAAGGCAGGGAAGGCGGGCGGTGTAATACTGAATGCCGCCATCCGAAATGCTATTTTGCTGACGGTTGGGTATTTGTATTCTACCCGCGAGGACGGATCGGGCGGCTTGCCGAGTGCCGCCCGCCGATTGCTTGAACCGTATCGCAATCTGCCCGGCGTGTAGTCGGGCTTTTCTGACGGTTAAGTGTAAACCGTTCGCCCCAAAACGCTCTTCTGCTTTTTTTATTCTGATTAGGGCTTGATACGGCGTTGCCCGACTTCTTTATGTGCAGCTAAGGTTTGCGGCTGCCTGTTTGAGTGCGAGCCAAGATAAAAAACCGTCCGAACGGCAGATTTCGGGCGGTTTTTTGATTTTACACATTACAGATTATGGAAACTTCGAATAAGAAAGCGGTTTTGGCGTATATCCGAAACAATCCGGGTTGTACGGCGACGGCTGTTGCTAATGAGGTGTTTGGCAAATGGCGTTGGAGCGGTTGGATTTTTGCGCGAAACGATATTGGTGTGCTTTGCGACGAGGGTTTGGTCGGTGAGCGTTTTTTCCGTGGTATCTCTACGTTTTATCCGGTTGAGAAAAAAGAGGCCGTCTGAATATTCAGACGGCCTGTGCGGGGCTTACCAGCCGTTGGCCGCATCCGAAATCGTGCAGTGCAGGCGGTTCAGTTCGAGCATGGCCTGTTTGAAGTCGTAGTCGGAAAGGCTTTGGTTTTCCTCGTTGTGGATGAAATTATTCCAAACCTCGTTCAATACCCGCGTCAGGTGGGCGGTTTGCATGAGTGCGTCGCATTTGATCCGTTGCGCCCATTCGTTTTTGCGGTCGGTGGCTTCGCCGTAATACAGCAGCAGGCCGGCGATGTCGGATTCGTAGCGTTGCGCCAGTTCGTCGCGCCGGCGGCGGTCGCGCTTCTCGTCATACATTGGGGCGGCGGGCGCGGGGTTTGCGGGGGCGGGGCGCGGGGTTTTTGC